GGTTGATCGAGTCAGTGCCAGAGGGCAGCTCGTACTTCGAAGCAAGATCGGCGGTCACACGACCGGCGCGAGCAAGCTTGATGTACGAGTTGAGAAGCCACAGCGGAGGAACGAACTCGCCGCCCTGACCGTCGGTGCGGCTCATGTTGGTACGGAGCTCCACGCTCATCTCGTCAGCGTGACGCTGAAGACGGGCACGGGCCTCGGTGTCGAAACGACCGGGAGCTGAAGCGAGAGCGAGGTCCTTGAAGTAGGAGGACTCGCCGCCCTGGCGGTAGGTCATCTCGTTGGACTTGACGCTGATGCGCGCCTCGGTGGCGTCCACGGGGGCGCCGATCTGCGCTGCCTCAGCACGCGCTTCGTTGTCTGCAGTCACGAAGGACTCCATTTCTGTGATGCGAGCGCGAAGCTCGACGGTCTCTTCGTCGATGCCCGCGATGAACCCGCGGATCTCGGCGAACTGTGAGGTCTCGAGCTCGGTGAGCTCAGACCGTTCCTCGGCGGCGGGCACGGCCAGAAGAGCTTCCAGCTCATCGGCCTTGGCGGCGCGCTCGTCGAGGCGTGCACGCAGCTGGGCGCGCAGCTTGTCCAGGAACTCCATGGGAGCTTCCTTTCTCTCGTTGGATGTGAGCCCAGGTGCGTCTACGGGTGCAGACCGAGGTGCCCGGAGCTACCGGGCGGCGTCGACTGCGGCGCGAAGCGCGGCGTGGGTGATGCGATGCCGCTAGGCGGCGGTGTTGCGGACGGTGGCGATCTCCGCCAGAGCGTCAGCCAGCGAGATCGAGCGGGCCATCGCCGGCTCCATCTCGTCGATTTCTTCCGAGTCGCCGGAGGCGTCCTCGGCTTCGTCGACCTCTTCCCACCAGTCCAGCGCGCACAGCACGCCGACGAGCGCACGGATCGACTGGGCAGCGGGGCTGCCGGCCTCAAGCTCGGCGGCTTCGCCGGCGATGAGCTGCGCGAGCAGCTGGCGGATCTGGTCAACGATCGTGTCCTCAGCAGCTTCGGCCTCGGGGTCGAGGTCGCGCGCTTCGGTGTCGGGGTGGGCGGCGTTCATCTGTGCCACGGTGGCCTCACTTGCGGGGTAGGTGACGAGCGAGGCGTCGAACAGCTGAACCTCGGTGATTCGTCGCTCGGTGTAGTCCTCGTTCCATTCCTGTCGGGTGACACGGAAAGCGAACGACATCTGGTCGACATCGCCGCGCAGCACAGCGGAACGAACCGACTGGGCGTACGGGCTGGTGGGGTCGAGGTCGGCGTCGACCATCATTCCCATGTCATCGGAAACCAGGCGCATCGTGCCGCTGGCCGTGCGGGCCAGTGCAATGCCGCCGTGGTCGTACAGCAGCCGCACATCGGCGCCGTCCTTGATGGACTTCGCCGTCGCCCCACGGGCCACGGTCTCCATCCAGCCGCCGGCCTCAGGGCCACCGGCGATCGGATACGGCACGTCGTAGACGGTGGCGTAGCCGCGCAGGTTGAACTCGCCTTCGGGCGGTGCGGTGATCGTCGGGGCAGCGGCCATGACACGGACCTCGACCGGCACCTTGCCCTTGCGGGTGGTGCGCTGGTCGGTCAGCTTCGACCGCTGCTCGTCGGTGAGGCGCGCAAGCACCTCATCAGGAAGGGACTCAGACGGCATTGGTTGGCTCCGTCGTATCGGGTGCGGGTGTCTCCTCGAGCGGCTCGGTGGCGTCGATCTTGGAGGCGTAAGGGGGCCACAGGTACTGGGCGCCGTCACCATTCGGCAGCGGCGGCAGGTTGTCCTCGGCACGGATCTCATCCACGGACCGCACGCCCATCCGCAGCCGTGAGGTTTGGATGTCGACACGGGTGCGGGCGTCGGTGCGCAGCAGCTCGTCGGTGTTGGCTCGCACGGTCACGCTTGATCGCAGCAGCTGCGACAGGGCGTGCTCGAGGCGGGCGATCCAGGGGCGACCGGCAAGCACCAGCAGGTGCAGCATCCGTGACTCGACATTCGAGTACGTCATGGAGCTACCCGAGTCCGCGCCGATCATCTCGGGCGGGACGCCGAAGATGCGGGCGATCTGGGTGGCGGTGAACTTCATGGTCTCGAGGAACTGAGATTCATTTGCCGGGACGCTGACGGGGGCGTAGTCAAGGCCGGCGCCGAGCACTGCGACGCCACGGTTGCCGTGCATGGCTTCGTTCCAGCGTTGCTTCATGGCGTCGGCTTGTTCGCCGGTCAGCTGCTGATCGGTGGACAGCACCGCTGATGGTGTTGCGTTGTCGCCAAACCACTTGGCTCCGAAGCGTTCAGCGCCGAGCGAGATGCCCAGCTGCTGGCGGGCGTAGTCAATCGGGGAGAGGCCAACGGGCGTGCCGGGCACGGTGTAGGCGGGAACGTGCAGCAGTGAGCCGCCGGCCTGCCACAGGTCCATGCGTTCGCCGAGCACTCGGTACTCGAACGGGCCGAGCGGGCCAAGGCGGACGACCGACACGTAGTCGGGGTGGATCAGTTGAATCTGGGTGGGCTCGCCGAAGGCGCCGACCTGCTTGATGAGCCCGTAGGCGTTGCCTCGAAGCAGCAGCGAGCGCATCATCTGACCGCGCCAGTCGGCAGCGGTCAGGGCTGGCTCGTTGGAAGGCGACACCAGCAGCGGGTGATCGGCGATCATTGACTCGGTGCCGTCGGGGTTGCGACGGAACGCATGCCAGGGGAGCGGCGCCACGATGTCGGTGAGGAGATTGACGCAGCCCCACACCGACGCGATGCGCATAGCCGAATCGGTGTTGACCGTTTCGCCAGCGTCGGTTGGGTAGTAGAAGCCCGGCGGAGGGATCGCTGCCTGTGACAGCAACACGTCGCCACCGCTGGAACGTCGCTCGGCCGTAAGGCCACGCAGGATACTCACGGAGCCTCCGAATCAACGCCGAGCGCATACCCGATCACCATGAGGCACAAGCCTCCGAGGATCGCTGCGGCCGGCCAGTAGATGAACGCTGCTCCTGCGACGACAGCGAACATCCCGACAATTTCAATGACAGTGGAAATGACCTGTGCTTTACGCATCGCCACCTCCAAGGGTGAGGGTCAGAAGATCTGCGCGGTCACATCAACCTGCGCTTCGGGTCTGCGAGTGACTCGATCAAGGGCCATGGCAAGGGCGATCGCAGCGTCAATCTTGCGGCGGCTGCGGCCCTTGCTGAGTCGCCAGCCGTGCTCGGTGGTTACCGGCGCCGCAGCCAACATCTGATCGGTGAACGACTGATCACCATCATGAGCGAGGCGACCTGAGGCGATCACCTCATACGCGTTGCCGCACGCCGGGACCATGCGGGAGTGGTTCTGTGGAAACTCCACCAGCGGCAGACATTCGGACTCGAGCTCCTGAGCGGACCGCTCAAAGAAGCGTGGGTCGTAGACGATCTCGTTGATGGTGTATCTGCCGGCCAAGACTCGCAGGTACGCCTCCACAGCTTTCAGGTCCAGAACCTGTGTCGGTGTTGGCGTCCAGATGCGGGCCTCGGCGAATATCCGTGCGCCCTGATCCTGCACAATCACGATCGCTGTCGTGTCGTGCTTGAGGGCCACGTCAATACCGACGAACACGGGAAGGTCGAAGTCCAAGCGTCCGCCTGGTGTCCGGCACTGCTCCCATTGTCCGGGGCTGATCCATGCGTCCTCGGGGGCTTCCGATGGCCAGCCGAGATAGAACCGGCGGGCGTCGTCAGCGGTCGTGGACGGATCGGCGCATTCTTCGGTCAACCGGTCAAGGTCAACCCAACTGCAGCCGTCGTATGCGACGTCAAGTGCTGAGCGGACAGCGGCGGCGTCAAGCAGGTCGTCCACCCATGGGCCTCGACGCTGCGAGTAGTACAGGCCGACAGACTTTTTCAGCGCAGCGGCAGAGGTCGCTTCGGCTACGGAGTCGTCGCCCTTGCGATAGGCGTTGGTGACTTCAACGCTGCGACCGTCGGTTTTGGCGATGTTGCGGCGAATCGTTGCTGCCAGTTCGACGCCACCGTTGCCGGGGCGCCAGTACTGGGTTTCCTCCAGAACAGCGAACGTCACTGGCTGGCCTTCACGGGAACCCGATGAAGCTGTCACCGGTTCAATGCGACCGGATCTTCCCTTCAGAAACGTGCGGGTGAGTCCGACATCCATGCCGTAATCGGCGACAGCG